GCGCCCCTCCCCCCCGACCACCCCGCAATATGTGCGAATCGCACACCCCCCGCAATATGTGCGAATCGCACACAGTGCCCCCACGCTCAACGCTGAGCCCCGTCGACCACCCTGGGTAGGCGCTGGTATAGGTGACACCGCTAGCGTCGCCTAGCGTGGCACACACGCAGAGAGGCCCGGGAGCTGGTTGCGCCCGGGCCATATGAGAGCGCTCCGCGTGCGCGTGCGCTACTCTCCCTCTCCCTCCGCCTTGGTCCCGAGCGGGTCCACCGCGAACGCCTCCGCGTCCGTGCGCTCGCGCTCGCGCTTCCACCGCTGCTTAGACCTCGCCGAATGCTGAGCGAAGGTCAGGGCTCCGCGCGTGTGCGCATTCTCTATCCCGTAGATTCGACGCCAGCGTAGGATAGTCATCTCAGAGCAGCGGAACACGGCGGCGGCCACCTTTGCCCCGTGCTCCTGGTAGACGCGGCGCAGCTCCGCAGCCTCGGGCCTGGGAGGCTTCGCAAGCGACCCCATTTTAGATCGGTTGACCTGATACAGCTTCGCCCAGCGGGCAGCTGTCTCAACGTCGACGTCGTACGACTTACCGATGCTCTCGTAGGTTGCACCTCGGCGGACGAGGTCCACGAACACGGCGCGCGCCTCTACGAGCCCGTGGACCATTTCGAATCGGTTGCGTTTTCTCCGACGTCTAGTCAAGGGCTTGCCCTCCGGTTTGGACGCTGACAGGCGCCCCTAGGATGTACGAGAGCGCAGCCGCTTGCGCGTTCCGCAGGCGCGGGCGCAGCCACGGGTCTAGGACCGCAAACGTCTCCTCGAACGAGGCGTTCACCACCGCAGCTACCTCGACGGCGCACGCGTCGCGAGTCTCGTCTAGGTACCTCTCGACCAGATATCCGAACATGTCGAAGGTTGCGCCCCATTCTGCGAGGTCGGTTTCCGACGGGATCTTAGACAGCCAGCCCGTCACGCAAGCTTTTTTGAACGCATCGCGATTTAGTTTCATAACAAAACTCCGCTTTTAGTGGTTAGGGTGATACAATAGACTTGAAAGTCTATCTAAGCAACGAGGAGCCTAGCATGGGACACGACCCGCGCGCAAGCGAAAACCACCTAGCACTGCGCGCGGAAGCCTTGCTCGACACGCGGAGAGCCGCGCAGGACGGGCTCGGAAACTTCCTCTCGGGTATCGACGTCTATGGTACCGATCCCGGCACCACCGCGCGCCCGGACATGGATGGCCGCCTACAACGCTACGAGATCGCTGCGCTATACGCAGATCAGGATCTGGCCAAGCGCATCGTGAACGAAGTCGTGAACGACTCGATCCGGTCGGGCTGGACGGTGTTCGACGCCGCGACGCGTGCGCTCGTGCTGGATCCCGAGCACCTGTCCGTGCGCAAGATCGTCCGAGAGGCTGGGCGTTGGGGTAGGCTCGACGGCGTAGCGGTCGCGCTCCTCATCCCGGACGCGAACATCGGCGTGGACACGCTCGCGGATCCGCCCGACCTCGGCGCCCCGGTCGAGAACATCTTGACTTTCACCCGCGCTGAGCTGTCCGTCACGGAGTACGAGGACGACATCGCCTCCCCGCACTACGGGCGCGCGCTGCGCTATCGGATCACTCCGATCCGTAACGGGGCCGGACAACGCTCCGGAGCGCTTACCTCCGTCCACCGCGACCATCTCCTCCGATTCGACGGCGAGCCGCTACCCAAACAAATGCGGAACGCTAACGAGGATTTCGAGGATTCCGTTCTACAATCCGTCTGGGATGCTGTGAGGCGCTTCCTCCAAACCGAGGCGTCGATCGCATCCATTATCCAGCGGTTTGAAACGGCGACCATCTCGATCTCCGGGCTGGCCGGGGTGCTCGCGGCCGAGGACGGCGAATGCCTGATTAACAAGCGCATGGCGATGTTTCAGCGCTCGTTGAGCTTGCTCAACGCTGCGTTGATCGACGCCGACTCCGGTGAGAAGTACGAGCGCAAGTTCGCGACGGTCACGGGCTTGGATGTGCTCTGGGATCGATTCGCTCACTCCGTGGCCAAGGCCGCCCGCATCCCCATGACTCAGCTGTTTGGGATGTCTCCGAGCGGCCTATCCACGGACGACCAATCGGGTCGCGCGAATTGGCGTAAGGAGGTCTCCGCCTATCAGGAAGACCAGTTGTCCCCTAACCTAGTCAAGCTGTACACACGCCTGAACGGAGGCCGCCCCGTCGAGGTGCGGTTTTCCCCGTCCTCCGAGGCAACCGCCGACGAAGAGTCCAAGGTCGCCGAATCGAAGGCTCGCACACGCTCGATGTATGTGGGCGGCGGGCTCGCAGACGCGGCCGATTTCCGCGCGATCCTCATCCGAGAGGGCGTGATCGATCCCCCCGAGGTCACAGAGCCCGAGGCGGCGGTCGCGCCGCCTCCTAGGCTCCTACGCCGCGCGGCCGAGGTCACAGAGCCCGAGGTGGCCGATGAGTGAGTTTGTTCTCGAACGCAAGCGGCTAGACGCCGATTTTGGGTACCTCGATGTGTGGGGGGTAGCCGCCATCGTCGGGCCCATGGATTACTCGGGGGTGCCGGGCATCGACGCGATCGCCTATGTCCCACGGGAGACGTTGGCAGATAGCTGCTCGGACCTCGTGGGGTGTCCGATTACGGTCGGACACCCCGTGACGGACGATGGGATGGTCACCACGGCCACCGCACAGCAGCTGACTCACGGCTGCGTGGTGGCCGCCGCCATGAGAGGCGACGAGCTGTGCGTACATCTGCGCGTCTGGAATCAAGCCGCTATCGACACGATACAGGCGGGCGACGCCGTGGAGCTGTCTCCCGGGTACCTCGTTACACTCGCTGAGTCGGATCTGTACGAGGGCGCCGCTCTCGTACAGACGAGACGCTACTACAATCATCTCGCCATCGTCGAGGCCGCTCGTGGCGGGTCGACGGTGCGACTCCTAACGGATGGCAAAATGCTAGGCAAGCGCAAAGTACGCGTCGCGGACGGTTCCATGGGCAAGGGCAAGGCCAAGGCCAAGGACATGGAAGAGGGTAAGGAAGAGGCCCAGGACATGGAGGAGGGCGAAGAGGTCGAGGCCGCGGATGCCACGATCGACGAGCAGGTTGCTGAGCTGCACGCCATGGTCTCGGAGATCCGAGACATGCTGACCGCGCTCATGGAACCAGCCGAGCCCGCCGCCGAGGACGAGGATCTGCCCGCCGAGGACGAGGACGAGGACGAGGAGCTGCCCGCCGAGGACGAGGAGGAGGACGGTAAGAAGCCAGCGTCCGATGGTCGCCGCCACACCGTCCGCCTCGACGTCGACACCATCGCGCGCGCCGCTGTCATCGCGTCTAAGCACGGGATCAAGACCGTGCGCCCGAGTCAGGCGGTCTACGCCGTCGCGAAGCACTTCTTAGGCGATGCAATGCCCAAGCGCCCCACCGCCGAGTTCCTGCGCGGCGCCGTCGCGTCGATCTTAGAGGCCGACGCGGCTAAGGGCTCCTCGAACACTTTGCGTAGCGTCGCCCGCAGCTCCGTGGTCGACTCCCCGGATCAGATTAGCGTCGAAACCGCTTGGCTCAACCGCCACACCCGCTGAACCCGCCTTCATAGGAGATACCCATGTCGAATTTTGGCCCCTACTCGATCAGCCAGCGATCGGTTACGCCGATGCCCGCTGGGCGCCTCGGTAAAATCGCAGATCTGGGCGAGACTCAGACCGTCGCGCTCCCACACAACATCGGGCGCGCGCTCAACACGATCACGTTGCGGTTCGCGACCGTGGCCAGTAACGCCGTGTACACGTACCGCCTCTCCGATGCCCTGTACCTGAACGAGACGTTCACGTTCACCTCGGACGGCACGGCCACCGTGGCCGAGGCTGCGAGCGACGCGGCCGCTGCGTTCAACGCGCAGCCCGTGCTCGCGGGCGCCGGGTCGGCCGTCGCGGTCACGGACACCGTGACCATCACGCTGCGCCCCACCGTTCAGGCGCAGCTGTCCGTCGTCGCCCAGGGCGCGCCGGGTAACTCAGTGATCACGGTGGTCTCGAATCTCAATGAGGGCGCGGACTACCCCCTCGCCGTGGCGACGTACATGAGCGCCGACGGTGTCTACGCCACCACGGTCAAGCCCGCGGGCGACATCGAGGACGTGCTAGTCGGCTGCACCGTGCTCGGCCTCGACCAAGAGATGAGCTACCCCTACGTTCCCGGCCCCATCCCGGCGGCACGCGCCGGTGAGCGTGTCGAGGTTCTGCGCAGCGGCGCGGTCTACGTCGCAGGCGGCTCGGACGCCCAGCGCGGGCAAGTCGTCCTAGTCGGCACCGCAGCCGGTGAGATCGGCCAGTGGTTCAACACGGCCGGTGCGGGGCGCCTCCCTATCCCCAAGCCGTTTGCACAGTGGCTCAACCCCAATATCATTGAGCTGGCCCTCGGCCGCTGAACAGGAGTTCGAAAATGGCTCAGTTTATCTCAGATTCGGCCGAGACTATGGTCGATTCGCGCACGAAGGCAAATTTCCTGCGCGTGTATCGCGACCACAAGGCGCAGCCCCGTGAATGGGCCAAGGCGCGTCGCGATCAGAACGTCGCGTTCTACAAACGGCACGGCCTCGACGGCGGCGCCGCGACTGCAAACGCGGACGCGATCGAGCGCATGTATGAGGGCGTCATGCGCGACGCCGCTAAGAAGAGCGCGCAGGATTCTCTCATCTCGAACGGCGGGATGTTCCAGGCGCGCGAGCTTGAGTACCAGTCGAGCGAGCTGCTACGCCGCCGCTACCAGATGCTCTCGGGTCTAGAGCTGTTCCGTGTGGATAGCTCGATTCCTCCGGGGTACAAAACATTCACTCAGAACCGCCTTGAGCATAACTCCGAATGGGGTTTCTACCGGGGCAACGGTGACAACATCCCCGCCGCTACGGGCGTCTCGCTCAGCACGGAGACGGGTCGAATCATCCCAGCGGTCAGCGGGATTCGGTACAATTTCTTCGAGGAGATGTCATTCGACCTCGCCTCCTTTAGTGTGAAGAGTGAGCTTGAGTTCGCGGCACAGCGCGGCGCGGATGAGTTCGTGAACCGGCTCATCTGGTCGGGCTCCGACGTGGATCAGCTGCTGGGCGTCGTGAATTCACCGTTCACGACTCGCAGCACGGGTGCAGTCGCCTACGGTTCGGCCACCCCCGCAGACGCGATCCTGGAGGACCTCCAAAACGCGGCCTCCGATCAGCACCTGCGCACCGGCGGCGCGGGCGGGCCTACCCGCATGATCATGGCACTGACTCCCTACACGCGGCTCTCACAACGAAAGCGCGCGGTCGGCTCATCGTCCGACCAAACCATCCTGCAAGCGTTCGCGCAAGACAACATGTTCATCACTCAAATCGCGTACGCTCCCGAGCTGGACGGCGCGGGTCCGGGTGGTTCGGATGTGATCGTCTTCGACCGCCCCGATTCGTTCCGCATTGTCATGCCCCGCGGTTTGACCATGCTCCCAATCCAAGAGCATAATTTCGGGATCACCATCCCGATGTACCTGCTCTTTGGTGGGGTTAAAAACTACGAGGCGCTTGATACCCGCCTTCACTTCGTGGGGCGCTGATCATGGCTAATAAGCAAACCACGCAGAACATGCAAAACGAGCCCGCCGACGACGGCGAGCCTCTGGGCTCGATCTTCGTCGTCGAGAATCGCACCTCGGGGGCCGTGCTATTCGGTCTCGCGACTGAGGTGGACCGCGAGCGCGTGGCTAGCCGAGTCACGGACGGTCGGCTCATCTCCGAGCAGGTGGAGGCGTACCAGTCGCCCGGCGTCGTCGTCGGCGGCGATCTCTACCTCCCCGCTACGCTGCGCGGGGGAGAGGTCGGCCGCCTAGAGGTCCGAGAGGCCGTGTGGGCCGTGCTCAAGCGCAACCCGGCCGTCGCCGGGATGCTGTCCAGCTCGCAGATCACTGTGAGCCGCCCCGTCTGACCCGCACAGGGCGCCCGCGTGTGGGCGCGCGCATACAGACTGCGCGCGCGCCGCACATCGGATCAAACCGGCGGGCGCCGTATCAGAACAATCGAGGTGTAAGATGCCCGTGCTTGACACGTTGAAACTCATCGCGCCTGCGCTCGCCGTCGCGTACGACGACACGCAACTAGAGGCGTTCATCGCGCTCGCGACCTGCTTTGTGTCCGCCAGCGTTTTCGGGTGCGCGTACTCCCAGGCGCTCGCATTCCTAGCTGCGCACATCGCCACGCTGAGCACGATGGGCGCGTCCGGCGCAGCTGGTCCGGTCACAGGCGAGCGAGCGGGCGAGGTGAGTAGAAACTACGCTCAACCCGCGTTCCTCCCCGGCAACCACGATTACGCGCTCACCGCATACGGTCGCCGCTATCTCGAAATCAGAAACACACGCGTAGGTACAAAGCCCCTGACCACCGGTTTCTCTTTCGGGTGCCCGTGATGGGTAGAACCAAACGCGTGCGAGTGATCGCTGATTGCGAGATACATGAGCTGGATAACGGCTGGCACGACGTCGAGGAGCTGATCCGCAATGCCATGCGCGAGGATTTCGTGGTCGTAGGCATCCGCGGCGAAGGTAGAAGCGGCCCGACGAACGCACAGAAAGCGGTTTGGAACGAGTTCGGAGTCGGGGGCGTGCCAAAGAGGCCGTTCCTCCTCCCCGCGTTCGATGAGAACGTAGAGTCGATGGCAGCCGCTTTTATGTGGGAGCTGAACCGGGGCGTGCGCAAAGGTGAGCCCTCGGTATCGGATGCGCTGCTAGCAGCTGCGCAGGTGCTCTACGACGAGATCGCGCACCCGATCGACGCGAACATAATCACGCCGCGAAACGCCCGACTCACCATTCTGTTAAAGGGCTTCGATCATCCGTTGGTTGAGCACGGAGATATGCGAAGAGGCCTGTTCGTCGAGGCTAAGAAGAAATCCGCGCGTAGGTCGAGAGCGGGGGAAGGCGCCGTGCGCTCTCCGACCGCTCGGAGCACGCGCAAGCGGCGCAGCCGCGCGGTGGCGAAGGTGCGCGCGAACAAATCTCGAAACGCAGCTGGGCTCAAAGCCTTCATTCGTAAAAACGGGCGCTATGCGCAGGACGACGCGAATGCAATGATGGCTCCTAAGAAGTCTTCGTCGAAGAAATCGACGCGCACGCGTTTCAAAGCGGTCGGGCGCAAAACGCACCGCACGGCGCCGTACCTATCTGTGTGAGGTCGCACTATGCAGGCAATGGGCTCCCTATTTGTAGGCATGGAACCAATCCTCGTCTGGGCGACGCAGACGAGCGCCACGCGCGGGGCGGACGGTCGCAGGACCGTAATCCGACTCCCGTCGCAGGCGCTCGTCGCCGTGGTTAACCCCGTGCCGGGGCGGGTGCTCGCGACTCTACCCGAGGGCGAGCGCACGGGCGATCAACGTCGCGTGTTGTGTGATTTCGACATCGCCGCCCCGGACGAGGACACGCGCACGTGGGGGGCGATCCTAGAGATCGCGGGCGTGTTCTACGAGGTGCGAGACAAGCAAACGTACCGGCGCGTGATCCCGCATTTCGCGTATCGTGTGCGACGCCTAGACGCAGCCTCCGTTCCCACGCTACCCACCCCGTGACACAGAGGCGGCTATGTCTATACGCGAGAATATAATCCAGGCGTTCCGAGATTGGGCCAAGGACGCGCTCGGGATCACGGACGACGAGATCTACCCCGCGGGCCGCGGGCGCCCCGACGTGTTCGGCCCCGCTCCCTGTCTCGTGGTGGACATCCTAGTCGTCGGCCGGTCGACCGGCACCGTGCATCGGCGCACGACGCCCGCTGGGCGCGTGTTCGACTCCGCACGCACCGTCGAGCTGTCCGTGATCGGCTACGGTCCAGGCACAGACGACTGGTTAGAGATCCTGGCAGCTCGCCACGAGGAGGCGACGGCGTACGGGCCGTTCTCGTTCGTCCCGCTCGGGGATACGCTCGACGTGTCCGGGCCGGTTGAGTCGGAGATCGAGGAGAGGTACCAGCGCACGTTCACCACGCAGTATCGCTCGATCGTCGGGGCGCCCGCGCCCACGCCGCGCGTGCAGGTGCTATACAATAACGATCCGATGCTACCCCCCACACCGTGAGGCTAATTCATGGCTGCTACGCATAATCCCACTGTCCTGGTCAATGTCACCCTGGCACCGCCCCCCACGCCCACGGCCGGGTTCGGCGGCGTGGCGTGGTTCATCCCCGAGCCCGTTGGGTTCGGCGGCGATTGGCTGGATGATGAGCTTTTCCTCGATTTCGTGAGCGCCGAGGGCGTGGCAGCTGCGCTTACGTCGAATTTCATCGACGCGAACACTGCGAACGTGTTGACACGGGCATTCGCTCAGAACCCCTCTCCCGAGCGCCTGCGCGTCGTCACGGCGGCCGCCTCGGGTGCGAACCTGATCCCAGAGTACAACGCCATGAAAGCCGCCCCAAATGGCGGGCTCGTGTACTGGATCGCAGTGGGCGGGGCAGTCACTGCCACCGCCCCGGCTCGCGTCGCGCTCGCGAACGCAGCCCGTGCGGACGGACGCCAGACCTCGATGGTGTCCTCCGAGGCGCAGCTGTTGTCCGTTCCCCTCGGCGGCGGGCCGCTCGCAGGCGTTGAGCTGGTCGAGGGCCTGACTCTCTACTACCACGACGCACCGCTCACCGCGGGCATCGAGATCATCCACCCCGCCGGTCGGCTCGCGCTCGACCCGGATGCCCGATCGTTCGGTTTCCGAGGGGCGGCCAACGTGCCGGGGCTCGTCACAGGGCTCACGGATGCGCAGCGCGCGACCGCCGTCGCTAACAACGTGAACACGGCGCTTCGCTACGGCGGCGTTCCCACGTTCGTCCACCCCGCCACGACGACGATCGGCCGCCCGATCCTCGAATTGCTCAACGCTGACTGGATCAAGGCGCGCGCACAGGAGGCGTTGATTGACCAGGATACCCAGGCCGCCGCTCGCGGTGACCTCATCGGCGTGGACATCGAGGGGCAGGCGCTCACCTCGGGTGTGATCTCGAATCTCCTAGAGAGGGCGCAGGCGCTCGGCAAGATCGTCCCAGGTCAGATTCTCGTGACTCTTCCTCCTATCACAGCTGCCGATATCGCAGCTGGGATTATCCGGGTCAACGCCGCCGTGCAGACCACGACAGAGGTCCGCCGATTCATCTTTAACGTCGACCTCAGCCGCTCGGCCGTCGTCACCGCACCCTGATAGGAGTCTAGTATGAGTTTCCAAACAGCAAAACTCTACGACCTCACTGCTAACGTGATCGCGATCGGTTCTGTGCGAATCGGCTCGTTCGACGAGGAGGGCGCGGTCGAGTACGAGATGCTATCCGATGAGCACGAGTCTGCGAATAGCAGCGACGGGCGCGCGCCCGTCTACTCGCGTTTGAATGACGAGCGCGTGGGCGTGACCATCACGCTCATGGAAACCAGCCCGAGCGTGGGTTACCTCGACACTTTGCTTCGTGGTCAACGCGCTCAGCGCGGTTCGCTGCTCACCGTCACGTACTCACACGTGGATACCATTTCGGGTGATACAATCAGCTCCCCGCAGGCGATTTTCATGAATCGCCCGGGCCCGTCTAAGGGGCGCGTTGCAGGTACTCGCGAGTTCCGTCTTGAGCTGCCGTTTGGTAAGCGGCTCATGACACTCGGCGGGCTCAACACGCCCGAGGCGCTACTACCGTGAACCCTAGGAGCTAACCCGCATGGAAATCACGAACACCACCACGTTCAATCTCGTCGATCGCAGCGGCGTCGAGCATCGCTACACCACGACGGCGATCACGCCGTCACGAGGCGGCGATTCCATCGTCCGAGACCTCTCTGCGCTGCTCTCCGAGCCGTTGGCCCCCATCGCAATCCCATACATGATGGGCAAGCAGGCGGAGGGGCTGGACAACAGCGCGATCGGGCGCGGTGTAAAGCAGGCTCTCCGCGAGCTTGACATGAAACTCATCCGCCGGATCCTGGCCGAGACGACGCGCGACGGGGAAAAGCTCCGCGATGACAACGTGTACGACTCGGCGTACACGCGAAACTATGCGGAGCTGCTGGGCGTGTTGAAGGAGGTCATCGCATATAACGGGTTCCTGGATTTTTTATCTTTCGGTGGTTGAAAGCCTCGATAAAGCTTTCACCACGGGAAAAGATGATCGCGGCGAGGGCCGCGAAAACACCGCAAGGCTATCTGATCGACTGGACAATTTGGCGTATTGTCCTACACGAGCAGGTGGGCCGAGGCGTATCGGCTCCGGTAATCCGGCAGTCGTGGTCATTTCGCGAGATCACAGAAGCCCTCGTTTTATGTGACGAGCTGGATGCGCAAATCGAGGCGTCTAAAACGAGGTAACGCGTGTCAAAACAAACCCTGAAAGAGGTGAATTTTAAGCTCGGCGCGAGCGGCGGCTCAAAAGCAGCCTCCGAGTTCAAGAAAGTAGAAAAAGCTGGGTTCGACGTCGAGGCGGCGTTTGCCCGTGCGGCGCAGTCGATGGGCGCGTTGCTCGCGGCGGCCGCCGGTGTGGGCGCCGCGCTCGCTGTCGGGTTCGGCGCTCAGGGCGTCCTAGTCAAGCGCAGCGCTGCGTTCGGCGAGCAGATCGAGCGCATGGCCGTTGGTTTCTCGACGAGCGCCCAGGAGATCCAGCGGCTCAACACGGTTTTCAAGGTGCTGGGCGGGTCCACGGACGACCTCGCGGATGCGATGGGTACGATCACGGACCGCGCGAAATCCGCGCTGGAAGGCTCGGCGGATTCTCTCAAAGAGTTCAAGCGGGTCGGCATCTCGCTAGACGAGCTGAAAGACAAAAAGCCCGCCGAGCTGCTTCGCCTTTTCATGGAAAGGGCCTCTGTGATGAAGGACCGCACGCAGGCGCTCACCGCCTCCGTGCGTACGTTCGGCGACGATCTCGGGCGCCGACTCATCCCAGCGCTCACCACCGGCGAGGCCTCTTTCAGAGACCTCGAAAGGGTGGCGGGGGATTTGGGCCTGATCCTAAGCCCGAAAGAGACCAAAAACCTGAAACTCGCTCAGGTGGAGTTTCGCAAACTGCAATTCACGGTCGAGGGCCTGGGTAACAGCCTGGGCGCCGCGCTCGCCCCCGCTTTTGGTTACGCTGCGAAGGGCATCCAGACTTTCATTCAGAACAATTTCGTGAAAGGCAAGTCGCCGCTGTCTGCGAAATGGATGAAATCGTGGGCTCAGCTCATGGGCGATGAGTTCAAGAAGATCGGCACGTTCGCACAATCCGCGTTCGAGAAGCTGGGCGGCTCGCAGGCAGCGGACAAGGCGATGACACTACTACAAGGTGTCGTGCCTCTCGTCACTGAAATGGTGGTCGGGTTCATGAGCCTCGCGGCGAGCGCGGGCGTCGTGTACTTTTTCAAGATGCTCGGAGGCGTGGGGCTGATTCTAGGTGTGGTCCTGGGCGGAATCATCGCGATTCTATTCGATCTGTTCGCGTATATGGAGGGCGGAGACTCGATCATCGGGCGGCTCATCGATCGCTCGCCTCGGCTCAAGACGGCCATGATGGATGTCACGAAAGCGGTCGACGGCCTAGCTGTGCAAATGGAACGCCTCGGCGTCGCGTCCAAGTCGTTTCTCACGTACCTCACTCAGGGCAAGGACGACGAGGGCTTGTCTCAGATCGAGTCGTCGATGGTCACGTTTATCGTTCTCGTGGTCAAGGCGGTCGAGGTGACGGCTGACCTAGCTGCGAACATCGCAGCCGTCGTCTCGCTAATGATCGAGCTGGCAGAGCAACTAAAAAGGGCCTACGACTACTCTCACGGCATCCGCGAGGTGTGGGGCGGTACCTGGGACGTGGGTATGGGCGTCCTAGGCCTAGGCGCGACGGCCACGGATATCATCGGAGGAACGACGCGCGGGCTCGCACGCGGCGAGGATCTACGCACAGCATTCGGTTCCGGTGCGACTCCGGCCTACGACCGGTCGGTCGGGCGTATTGGAAAAGGGCTCGGCCGCTTTGCTGGCGGACATATGGAGAATTTCGGGGCTGTGCGGGACGAGAATCAGCTCATGGATGGGCGATCGCACGACGGCGGCTCTCGGATGAGGAGCCAGTACACGGCGAGATCGGGCCCGAGTACAGGCGGCTCGTCCGCCGACTACAACGCACGCATGGCTGCCTACAACGCTCGCATCTCGGGTGGCAGCGCCTCGGGCGGTGGCGCGGCGGCGGGCGGCACGACTAATGTTGGCTCGGTTACGATCGAGGTGCAAGGCGGGATGTCGTACTCTCCCGAGATGGCCGCCACCATGGCAAACGATTTCACCTCCGCGCTGCGCGACGCGAACGCCAGCGTGCAACCATCGGAGCCTTGATATGGCGACATTCGTCTCGTTCAACCGCCGAGATCCGGGCGGCCTACGCCCGGATCTCACATTCCATTCCGAGATGTCCGTCGCAGTCAATGAGAAGCAAGACGTAACTGAGCACCCGATCGCGGGTGACACGCCGATCGCGGACCACATCCAGCGGCGGTTCCGCTCGCTCACGATCGTCGTCTGCCAGACGGAGACGCCGGGCCCGTGGCAGATCCCGGCGAGCAACGTCGTCGAGGACGGGCGCACGTACCTGGAGGAGGCGATCGAATGGTTGGAAAGCTATCGGACGAGCGAGCTGGTCTACATCTCGGACCGCGGCGGTGTGTTCTCGCAAATCGCGATCGAATCGTATGGCTATGAATGGGACAGCGTCGCACGCCTCGTGTTCACGATCCAGGCCAAGCAAATCCGGCGCGCTCGCGAGGAGCGCGTTCGCCTACCACCGCCACGGCCTCGTGGCAAGCCGAAACCGGACCTGACTCCGTCCGTCGATACGGGAGACACGGGGACGCCGCCCGCGTTCAAGATCATCAGCGGGGTTGCGCGCCTAGGAGACGCGGCCGCGGAGGCTTTGGGTATGCCCGGCCTGCGCATCGGCGGCTATGTCAACGGGCTGATCGACGGCGAGCAAACGACCGTGCGCACGCGCCCGGCCATCCTCGGAGAGTTCGAGACCAGCGCGACGCCCCTAACTCGCGATATCCGCGCCGAGCGCGCCGCTGAGCTGACAGCTGAGTCGGCGCGTAGCGGGTTCTCCCCCGCGGGTGAGGCGCTGTTTTCCCAGGAGATCCCGTAATGGCCACCGTTGAGATCGAGCTGAACGGCGAGGAGGTGTTCCAGACGATGAGCGTCGAGCTGGACGGCACGCGCTATCGGATGCGGTTAGAATGGTCCGAGTTCGCGGTCGCCTGGTTCATGTCGCTCTACTCGGACACGGAGCCCCCGGAGCCGATCGCGCTGCATCGGCGGATCTCGCCCGGCTCATCGCCGTACTATACGTTTCGCACGGGCGGGCCTCGGGGGGTGTTCCTTGCGTACGGCCCCGCGGCCCCGCCGTACGGGCAGGCGGCGCTCGGTAGATCCGTGCGACTCCTCTACGTGGAGGCGAGCCCATGACGTACCTGTTCGGCCGACATATTACAGTGGTAGCGGACGACATCGCCTTTGAGGGCCGGGGCGCGTCGGGGTTCCGGGTGGATTTCTCCGTCTCCCGGACGGCGACCAAAGAGCCAAACAAAGGGCAAATCTCTATCTATAACCCGTCGCGCACGCAGTCAATTGCGCTCTCCCTGAGCAAGCGGCGGCCGCTCGTACGCATATTCGCAGGATACGAGGGGACGACGCCCATGCTCCTGGGCGCAGGTAACGCCGTGCGCGACGGGGTAAACCTAGAGTACTCGGGCTCGGATCGCGTGCTCAAAATCCAGTTCGCGGACGGCCTGCGCAAATACCAGGGCGCACGCGCTGCGCTCTCTATCCGAGGCAGGGTGCGGCTCTCGGAGGCGATCACACAGCTCGCGGCGCAGATCGGCCTACCCGTGGACCTATACCTAGACGAGGCCGACGACCAGCTCATCCAGAACGGATTGCACCTCTCCGGTGCAGCTCGTGACGTGCTCGACGGGCTGGCCGCCTCCGTAAAAGCGGGGTGGTCGATCCAAAACGGCCGCTTGCAACTAGTTGGCCAGCGGCGTACGACGCGGGTGCTCGGCCGGTTATTTTCCTACGAGAACGGCACGCTCATCCAGGCGCCGAACCCGCGCGGCGGAGCCAAATGCGTGTTTCACGTGCTCCTCGCCGCGGACGTCTCGCCGGGTGTCCGCTTCCAAGTCGACGCGGGGCCCGGGCGCCCGGGTAGCGGCGTGTGGGCGTGCACAGGAGTACAGCACGCGGGCTCGAATTATGGTACCATGACCTCCACGATCGAAGCCCGGAGGAGCTAGCACCATGACCACAGAGACCGTCGATCAGGTAGCTGCGAGCGCCGCCACGCAGGCGATGCAACGCGTTCGCGTCGCGCTCCCCGCCACGGTGATCGCATACGAACATCCGCGCGCTACGGTGCGCGTAGACGTCCGGACGCCTTATTTGGTGTTCGACGACGAGGACGACGCGCCGGATCCGAGCGTAGCCTACGACGAGGAGCCGCCCATATACGACGTGCCGGTCGCCATGTTCGGCGGGGCGGGCGTGGGCATTCGGTTCCGCCCGCGCGCCGGTGACACGGGCGTCCTGCTCGTGTGCCACCGCTCGATCGACGAGTGGCTCAACGGGCAGACGCGCCCGACCACGCCCGCGCGGTTCACGCGGTTCGACCTCTCGGACGCTGTGTTTCTGCCCGGGCTGCGATCGTTCGACGCGGCCGAGGCCGAGGCCCCGGACGACGCGATCGTGTTCGAGGGCGGTGAGTTCCGGTTCGGAGGGCTCTCCGCGACTCAGTTCCTCGCCCGCGCCGACCGGGTCGAGAGCCGCTTGCAGGCGATGGAGGGGGTGTTCAACGCGCACGTGCACCCCACCAATGCGCCGACCACGCCGACCAGCCCGACGATAACTCCGATGCTCGGGGGGGCCTCCGTGGCGTCCGACACCGTAAAGGCGAGGTAACCCCATGCCGAGAGACATTAGACTAGGCCGCTGGCCGCTGGACCTGATCGCGGGCGCAGACTCCGCGGCGCAGCGGCTGCGCATCCGGCTCGGTACGCACCTCGGGGAATGGCCGCTAGACGATGGCGTCGGTTTGCCGTTCATCGCGTGGGGGGATACGCTACCACCGCCGCTGATCCAGATCCGGGACTATGTGGTCTACGAGATCGAGGACACGCCCGGGTGCCGGTCGCTAGGCGTGTCTGCTACGTTCAACGCGTCGACCGGTGCGGTGACGGTGAACGCGCGCGCTCGCTACGCCCCCGAGGGCGCGGATGGCAACGTACTAGAGATCACGGTGCTGTTCGGGGCGCTCGTCGAGACGTTTTCCCGGGTCGTCGTTCTACCCATGGCCTAGTAGCCGAGGAGCAAGTCAAATGCCACTAACCCCAAACGGCTACCAGCCCAAGCGCTCCGTCGAATGGCTCGCCGAGCTGCGCACCGCGCTTGAGATCGAGTTCAATGGCGGCGCGCCGCTGGATTGGCCCGGCCGCGACTCCGTGCTAGGCGCGCTGAGCGCCGTGCTAGCTGCGCGTCTGGGCGAGCTGGATGGCGGCGTGATCGCCTCCCTGGCCACGTTCGCGGATCCGAACGACGCCGTGGGGCAGTTCCTCGATAACCATCTAGCGTTGCTCGGCGGCGTCCGGCGCGACGCGACGTTCTCGACCGCCCAGCTCATCACCACGGACGCTTCGAACACGACCGGCGCGGGGATCCCGGCTGGCACCGTGTTCCAATCCTCGGACCTGCGTCCGACGACGTGGATCAGCGTGGCCGACGCGTTCGTCCCGGACCCGATCACGGTACGGGCGCAGGTGCGGGGCTCCGTCGCAGCTGCGCCGAACACGATCACGCGGATCGTGACCAGCACCGCGGGCGTGGTGGCGGTGACTAACCCGGTCTCAGCTGCTCGCGGCCTGCCCGTGGAGTCAGACGACGAGGCGCGCTCTCGGCGCCTGGCACTACTAGCCGGGTCCGGGTCGTCGACGCTCGGCGCGATCCGCGCGCGCGTAGCGGCCTCCGTGCCGGACCTGCGCCGCGTGGCCGTGGTGGAGAACACGAGTGACATCACACAGACGATCGAGGGGATAACCCTAGCACCGCGCCGGATCGGCGTGGTGGTCTGGCCGCTGCTGCTCGTACCGGCCGACTTCGACCGCGTCGCGCAGGCGATCTACGACACTAAGCCGGCCGGGATCGGCGTGCAGATGCTCGCTGAGTCTGGCACGGCGATCGACGTGAACGGCGGGCAAATCGACGTGCATTTCGCGTTCCCTGCGGTGGTCACCGTGGACGTGGCGCTGATTCTCACCTACTCGGGTACGCGTACCCAGGCGAGTGTGAACGCGGACGCGCGCGCGCGCACGACGGCTTACTTCGACGGCCTACGACCGGGCGAGCGTGTGAGCCGCTTGCAGGTGATCGCGCGGTTGGCCTCGATTCCAGGGCTGCTCGCGGTGAACCCCGTGTTCAACGCGGTGCTAGGCCAAGACATCGTTCTCGGCGCGGCTCAGATCGCCCAGCTCGGAACCCTCGCCCCCCCATAGGATAACCAATGCCCTACGACGGTGAATGGATCTACCAGCCCGACCACGAGGGGGTGGCCGATGCTAGCGAGGTGGTCACGCCCGTGCGCACGGACGCCGTGATCGGCCCCGTGATCGCCGCGCTCGTCCGGCAGATTCAATGCCTGGAGGACGACGCTTTTGACCTCGCGACGAGCCTCGCGTTTACTGACGGAGTCTCCGACTGGGCGCTTGATATCTTCGGGCGCATCGTCGAGGAGTCGCGCGGGACGCGCACGGACGATGAGTTTCGGACGCTCATAGTTCAAAAACTGCGTGCATTGCGCTCCGACGGCTCGGCGCGTACAATCGTCGACATCGTGAACGCGATTCTCAACCAGGGCGGGGTGCTCTACGCAGACGGCCCCGGCGATGCGAATTTCACGTTGACCATCACACAGCCGATCACGGGCCTAGATGCAAACCAGATCGACGCGATTCGGCGCCTTATCCTGCTCGCCAAACCGGCGGCGGTGGGCTTGACTGCGGTCGGGGCCGGATCCAATCCATTCGGGTTTTTCGGTTTCCCGGGCGCGCTCGGATTCAATGCTGGCACGTTCACGTTCCTTATCACTACCCCCTAGCACGCGAGCCACCACATGCCTAAGCCACCCGAAATCCCCACATGGGCAACCGATCCGGCGGCCACGATTATCACGCCGTCCGTCGCTAAGCGAGCGCTTGGATGGATCGTCGAGCTTCCCCCACACGAATTCTTTAACTGGCTCGGGAACCGCACGGGTCAGTGGCTCGCGTATGTGAATTCGGCGTTTCGAAACGTATCGAGTTTCACATACGCGACGGACATCGGGCTCAGCCTGGGCGGTACGGATGCATCGCTCGTCGTGGAGAACCCCTCGGGCGATACCCGATACATGCGATTCGCCGGGGATACACCTATAATCACAGCCGGGCTCCGAGCCGATGAGCTGGACGCGCTCGTCGTCGCAAGCGCGCCGCTCGTGTTATCGGACGAATGCGCCTCCGATTCGTTCTTTTTCGACCGCGCGCAGGCGGGCGTGTTCACAAGCTACGCGGCCACCGCCGTGCAACGGACCGTGGCGTTTGTGGGCGGCGTGCTCCCCTCGCGGGTGCTGGCGGGTACGTTCAACGTGCAAAGCCTGAACGTGGCGCCCGACGGCGCGGCGCAGCTCAGCACCATCTCGCGCGCGAACATCGTGAAGGCCACGGGCGTGGTCCGGCCCTTGCTCGGCACGGTGGACGGCGGCGTCGGCGCATATAACCTCTCCGGGGTTTCGTTCTCGGGTAACCGCGTGTTGGTGACCTTTTCAACGGCGTTCGACACGGTCCCGCGCGTCGCGTGGGGTGCATACGACAACGTGTTTACTAATAACGAGGCGTTTCTATGTGTCCCGGATGCGCAGCTACCACAGCTCGGTAGCGCGGCCTGCTATGTGTTCAAGATCAACGTGACGACCGGCGCGATCACCCCGCACACGCCGGGGGGAAACTTTGCGCTGACTCTAATCGCAACCTGACGGAGTTCACATGGGCCGCTTCTCCACTGCAAACGATCTCGTAATTGACTCCTCGGGGCGTTTTCGAGAGTACTCGACGCTCGCATTCACCGCCGCGAATGACTCATCGTTCAATTTCCTGCCCACGGACGGGATCCCGCTGCTTAACTCCACGCGTGTGCTGATCGCGGCTCGAACGGCGAGTTCAAGCCAGCAGTTCAGCGCGACCGTCTGGATGCGAATCGACGGGGTTTG